CTGAAATCCTTGATGTAATCGTTGGTTCGTATACAAAGGGATTTGAATATTTGTATACGTTCAAGAATGCGGACGATAGACTTGCTTTTGAATGTGCTGACAGTATGGGTGTAGTCGAAGTTAGGGCAAAAGAAACTGATGACGGATGTGAATACATCATATATTGGTATGTAGAACGCACAACGAAAGACAATTCTACAATCAAGCGCATTCAAGTACACGACAAAGACCAAACGTGGTTCTATACACAAAAGGGTGAAGGTAAGATTGAACTGGATGACAATCAACAGTACAATCCATTACCAAACTATGTGTGGAGTGATCCGAAGACTGGTGTACAGTACGGTGGTAAACTTGGATTTATTCCGTTTTGGCGGTTGGATTATAACAAGAAACAAATCAGCGGTTTAAAACCCATCAAAGCGTTGATTGACGATTACGACTTAATGGAATGCGGTTTGTCTAATAATCTACAAGATTTCGACACACCAATTCATTTAGTCAAGGGATTCCAAGGTGACGATTTAGACGAACTTCAACAAAACATCAAAACCAAGAAAGTTTTAGGTGTTGATTCTGATGGTGGGATGGAAATCCTTACGGTAGATATACCGTATGAAGCAAGGAAAACTAAGGCTGACGAAGACGAAAAGAACATCTATCGTTTTGGTATGGGGTTCAATTCAGCACAATCGGGTGATGGTAACATTACAAATATTGTTCTTAAATCACGATATACTTTGCTAGATTTAAAAGCCAGTAAGTTAGCACCAAGATTGAAGAAGTTCTTAAAAAACCCCATTCGTGTGGTAATTGATGAAATCAACGCAAAACACGGTATGGATTATCAATATAGTGATGTGGAAATTGTGTTCGATCACATTATTCCTACGAATGAACAAGAAAACGTTCAAAATGCACTGACTGAAGCGCAAACTGAACAAACTAAAATCAATACAATTCTTAACATTGCCGTAAATATCGGTGATGAAAAAGCACTTGAAGCAATATGTGCGATTATGGAATGGGATTATGATGAATTGAAAGGTCAATTGGATAAACTGAATGAATCCCAAAATACCAATGATGCACAAGATATGCTGGACAATGTGGTGGTAAACGATGAACAACCGTCAGAAGTTGGTGCAACAACAATTCCTAGATAACGAAAAAGCCGTTATCAAACGGTTAAATCAAGTATATAATCAATCGTTGAAAGACATTAACGAAAAAATCAAGAACCTTGAATTTGATATTGGCAAGTTAAAAGCCGAATATGATTGGTTAGATGCTAACGATTCCGAAAAGGCAAGGATTAAGTCAATAATCCAGTCAAAGATATATCAAAAAAACTATCAAGAACAGATACATAAACAAATTGATGGTGTTCTTAACAAAATGCAAACTAAAGAATACTTGACTGTATCTGATTACTTGGATGACTGTTACACAGATGGGTTTATCGGTACTGTGTTTGACCAGCACGGTCAAGGTGTACCGTTTATTACACCCATAGACCAAGAATCAATGGTTCGTGCGGTCCAATTAGATTCCAAAATCAGTAAAGGTTTATACACTAGACTTGGTGAAGATGTAAACTTATTAAAGCGGAAAATTACCGCACAAGTGTCAAGGTCGATTGCAACTGGTGAAAGTTATGCGCAAATGGCAAAACACTTGTCTGATTACACAAGGGTGGGTTATAACAATGCTGTGAGAATTGCACGAACTGAAGGACACCGAATTCAAAACACAGCGGCAATGGATGCGATGACATCAGCAAAAGAAAAAGGTGCTGATGTTGTAAAACAGTGGGATGCAACCTTGGATGGTAACACACGTGAATCACACCAAGCGGTGGACGGTGAAATTCGTGATATCGATAAACCTTTCAGCAATGGATTAGATTTCCCCGGTGATCCATCGGGTGGTGCGGCTGAAGTTGTTAACTGTAGGTGTGCGTTATTGCAACGTGCAAAATGCGCATTGGATGAAGATGAACTTCAAACCCTAAAAGACCGTGCTGAATATTTTGGGTTGGATAAATCAGAACAGTTTGACGATTTCAAGAAAAAATATTTAAAGGTATTGACAAATAATGGAAATGATGATATAATACAACCGAATTTAGATACCGTAGAAATGAAATCACTCGTTAAAGGTTTAAAAGCAAACAATGTAGAGTATAGAAAAGTAGAAATGCATGAAAGTCCACTAACCGAAGATGAAATCATTCAAGCGTTGTCGGGTGGGGATTTGACAAAAGGATCATGCGCATCCGTTGGACTTGCCTACATAGGACAAAAGGGCGGTATGAATGTTCTTGATTTTAGGGATGGCTCAAGTCGTAACTTTTTTTCAACAACCCTTAATTTAAAGCATATAAGCAGACTACCAAACGCAAAAACGATAACTGAAACAGCAAAATCCGCTGTTACCGCAGGGAATAAGTTGTTAAAACATGTCGAAGTTGGTAAAGAATATTATTTTTGTAGTGGTAGACATGCCGCTATTGTGCGGAAAAATGCTGACGGCATTCTTCAATATTTAGAATTACAGTCAGCAAATAAGAGTGGGTGGATAGATTTCAACGGAAATCCAAGGTACACACTTAACAATCGTTTTGGTGATTTCAAATTTCACGGTATGGACATTGATTCGTTTATGATTGAAGTTGATTCTCTTAAAAATTCGGATGATTTACGGTATTTGTTAGGGTATATCAACACAGCAGATGATAAGCAAAGGAAGGGTATTTATGGAACAATCAAATAAATTTTATAAAAATAACCCAACTGATAAAATATGGTGGATAAATAACCCCGAAAAGGTAGGAGAATGGCTATTTACTTTTGACAAGAATACCGTGTTTAATATGTTTGCCGATTATCCACACAAATTGACCGCAGAACAAAAGAAAATTTTCGATGAGGAAAATCCCTATTGGGCGGATTTTTTCAAAGATAGATAATGACCAAAACATTTAACACCACCGAATAATCGGTGGTGTTTTTGTAAGCACATCCATTTGGATGTGCTTTTTTAATACCCAAAATCATCGTGGTGGATGTAAAAACACTATTCCAAAATTCAAGTACGGAACTTGTAAAACACGTAAAAAGGAAGGTAAGAAACTATGACACTACAAGAAATTTTAAAGGCAAAAGGTTTGACGGATGAAGTTATCGAAGCAATTCTTGGTGAAATGAAAGAAAACAAAATTTTCACCACACAGCACGAAAACATGGATGTTCGCTATCCAAAATTAAAGACGGATCACGACAATCTTACAGCACAGCACACCGAATCAACAAAGTTGATTGAACAATTTAAGGCTGGTGCAAAAGACAACGAACAACTTCAAGGTAAAATCACAAACTATGAAGCACAAATTGCAACTTTGACCAAGCAGTTGGAAGACCAAAAGATTGATTCGGCTATGGATAGGAAGTTGACATCGGCTGGTGCAAAAGCAACTGATTTAGATTACCTTAAATTCCAATGGCGCAAAAAGGGCGAAATAAGTTTGGATGATAACGGTGAAATAAAGGGTGGTGACGATGCCATTGCTGGTATGAAAACACAATATCCAGCGCAGTTCGAAAGTGTGAATAACAATAAGAACGTGCTTGAACAAAGACTTCCATCGGGAACTGGTGAAAGAGAAAATCAGCCTAAAAATTTCGCTGAAGCATTACAGCAACACTATGAAAACAAAAATTAAAAAATATTAAATAAGGAAGGTAATAAATATGCCAATAACTCTTAAAGAAATGAAAGTCGGTATGACTGACAAAATCGCACAGCAAGTAGTAGATTTATTTATTCGTGAATCTGAAGTTCTTGAACTTTTACCCTTTGACAACAGCGTTTCGCCATCTGGCGGTAGCACCTTAACCTATGGTTATGTACAAAAGAAACTTCCTTCTTCAACCGCATTCCGTGCGATCAATGAGGAATACACCGCAAGTCAAGCAACGGTTGAAAAGAAAAGCGTTGATTTGAAAGTATTCGGTGGTGCGTTTGAAATTGACCGTGTTCTTAAACAAGCGGAAGGTATGTATAACAACATAGCACTTCAAGTTGAAGAAAAGGTTAAATCCGCTGTTGGAACTTTCCACAACGCTATGATTAACGGTGATTCCGCTGTTGATGCCGATTCGTTTGATGGTCTTGACAAGTTCCTTGTTGGACAAGCAACTGAATACAATGCGGATGGTGTAATCGATCTTTCAACGATTGATAAGTTAAAAGCAAATGCTGATGTATTCTACGAAGCACTTCTTAAACTTATTAATAGCACTGGCGCACATGCGCTTTTGGTAAATGAAGGTGCAAAGACCAAAATCCAAACGGTAGCAAGAATTCTTGGTTATAAGACCGAATCTGAAGAGGCATTCGGTAGAACTATCACCACGATTGGTGAAGGTAAAGTTAGACTTATTGACTTAAAGAACGTTGTGACTGTTTCGGGCGAAGGTGATGAAGCGGTTGCTGTCGAAACCCCCATCATCGGTGTTAAAG